ATTATAGAAGCTTTAATTGCTAATGCAGAAGGTAATATAAAAAAACATAAAGCTAATGTTGATGTTTATTTAGAGAACCCTGCAGGTATAGGAGACCATTCAGACATATTAGGTGCTATACGAAATGAAATACAATTAATAGCTAAAGAAGAAGAAATAATTAATATATTAAAAAAATATTTCTAATGCCTACCTATACATTTAGAAATAAAAAAACTCAAGAAGAGTATGATAAGTTTATGTCATACGAAGAAATGATTGAGTATAAGAAAAAACCTAATATTGAATATGTTATAAAACCATTTAAAGTATTTAGATTAAATGATATGGGTGGACCAGAAGATAGATTTAGACAATGGTGTAGACAACCAGAAGCAGATATAGATACTAGCAAATCAAAAAATTTTAGAAACTCAAAAGAAGAATATTTAAATAGTAATGCCGAAGACAAGTAGTCCCATAACTGTAGGTGATAAAGAATATCACAAGTATTTAATAGTTTGGGAAGATATATGCGGTGATTCTTCAATTACTGATTATAATGAGTTTTCAAAGATGTCAGTAGCTACAATTAACACAGAAGCTTATATATTTAAGAAAACTGACAAATATGTGTGGAGTTTTGCATCATATCAGAATGATAATGGTGAGGTAGCTTTTGGTGATAGAAATGTCTATCCTAGAAGTGTAATTAAAAAAATGATAAAGATTTAACTTGACAAAATCAACAAGTAGGTGTATAATAAAGGTATAACTAGATATGGTAGATAACACAGACATTACTAATTCAAAAGAAGAAGAAAATCAAGAAAAAGAACAAGAAGCTACTAGATTAGCTTCCTTTGTCTATGATAAATTTATAACTTCTGAAAGAGCAAGACAATCTGATGAAGACAGATGGCTTGAAGCTTTTCATAATTACAGAGGTCAGTATTACAAGAATGTTCAATTCAGAGAACATGAGAAGTCAAGAGTCTTTGTTAAAGTAACTAAGACAAAAGTTTTAGCTGCATATGGACAATTAGTAGATGTATTGTTTTCTGCTAACAAGTTTCCAATATCAGTAGAAGAAACAAAAGTACCAGAGGGTGCATCTGAATATGCTCACCTTAATCCTGTAGGAGAAAACTTACAGAACTCTGGACCAAGTATTGAAGGTGGTGCAAACCAATTACAATCATCAATGTCACCAGAGCAAATGTCTTTGGTTGGTTTTGAAGGTGATGGTAGAGAGTTACCAAAGGGTGCAACATTTACTGGACTTCAAGAAGATAAAGAATTTTTAGGTTCATTAAAAGGTGAACTAGGAGATGAAGCTGTTAAAGAAGGTTCTGCTCCATTGCCAGAGATGGCACAAATAAGACCTGCTACTAAACTAGCAAGACGAATGGAAAAATTAATCCATGATGAGATTGATGAGTCTAGTGGGTCACAAGAATTAAGAAATGCAATTTTTGAATCTGTTTTATTAGGAACAGGAATTATCAAAGGTCCTTTTACTTTTAACAAAACTTTACATAGATATATTAAGAATGAAGATGGTACAAGAAGTTATCAACCCGAACAAGTAAAAGTACCAAGATTAGAATTTGTAAGTGCATGGGATTTTTATCCAGACCCAAATGCAAAAAATATTGAAGAATGTGAATATGTTATACATAGACACAAACTAAATAAAAATCAGTTAAGAGATTTATTAGATAGACCTTTCTTTGATAAAGAAGCAGTATTAGAAACTTTAGAAGATGGTCCTAACTATCGTAACAGAACATTTGAAACTCAAATTAAAAACGAAGATGATGCTAACACTTACGACCAAGATAGATTTGAAGTATTAGAATTTTGGGGTTGCGTAGATAAAAAAGTTTTAGAAGAATCTCAGATACCTATTCCAGAAGGAATGGATGATGAGAAAGAAATGCAAATCAATGCATGGGTAACTGAAAACAGAGTGTTAAGAATGGTAGTCAATCCATTTAAACCTTACAGAATACCATACAATGCATTTCCATATGAAAAGAATCCTTATAGTTTCTTTGGTATTGGTGTACCAGAGAATATGAAAGATGCTCAACAAATTATGAATGGTCATGCAAGAATGGCTATTGATAATTTAGCTTTATCTGGTTCACTTGTTTTTGATGTTGATGAGTCAGCATTAGTAGCAGGACAAAACATGGATGTATATCCGGGCAAAATATTTAGAAGACAAGCAGGTATGCCGGGTCAAGCAATTCATGGATTAAAGTTTCCAAACACATCAACTGAAAATATGATGATGTTTGATAAGTTTAGACAGTTGGCAGATGAGTCAACAGGAAT